AGGAACTGCTTATTCTCTCCACGCAGCACACCTGGCATACGGGACAGTCTGGATGGGTTCCGGTTCTGCTGGTCGATCTCCAGACCGTTCTTGCGGCAGATATCATAGAGATAGTCCACACGCTTGCGGTATTCCCCATAGTCTGCGGCATCTACTTTTACAATGGCATGGAGGCTCTTCTTTCCGGAATGGACCAGGCATGCCACAGGAAGTTCCAGCTCCCGGATCAGCGCATGCTGCTTGTCGATCTCCATGCTGTCTGACTCTACCAGGGCATAACGGAAGTCTGTCACGTTGTCGTTCCTTACTCCCTTTCCATCCAGCGGGTTAAAACGGATCCAGGCACCAGCCTGAGGATCATAATCCCCCAGGACACTGCCGATATCACCGCCACAGGCAGAAAGTGCTTCTATCAGCTGTCCTGCAGTGCGGTCAAAGGATCCCTTATCTGCAGGGAGCCATTTATCATCCTTCTGCCAGCTCTTTACCACATAGCCTACATTCTCCCCTGCTTCAAACAGGGTCTCCAGATACCGGATCAGTTCCTTGGCCGGGTCAAATCGGGCCGGTTCCCGTACTTCTTTTCCTTCCACCCAGTTCCGGTCAATGAACACGCCTTCCTCACTGGAAATGGTATCTTCCCAGCCCAGGGCATGCCCCGGATCACAGGGCGGCGTCCACCCCTGTTCCCTGGCATACTGAACGATCGTACCACCGGTCACGGGGGAGCCATTTCCCTTAAATCCCTTCCATTTTTTCTGGCATTCCCCAGGATGATACCTGCCGGGATCTCTCCGGCTCCAGTTGTCCCACACATCCACGCTGTATCCTTCCAGGTCCAGGGCCATGCCGATATTCAGCCACTGCTGGTAATCCAGTTCAGCCGGCTCTATATGATCTAAGACCTCCAACAGGTCATACTGGCTTCTTTCCATTTCCTGCTTACTCCTTAATTTTCAGGTACATAATTTCTTGGGTCCACACCTCTTGGGGCTCCTCTCCAGCCGCACGCAGCGATCCGGTCGATCATGTTCTTTCCTGCCTCAAACGTCCATGTCCCTACATGCTGGAAACCATATTTTTCCAGGCACCGGATCTGTTTCGGTGTGGTAAGCCCTTCCTCCTGCCGTTTATGCAGGCGGTCCAGGATCAGGTTTGCCTTTCCTGCATTGTCGATCTCATCCGGAAGGATCCCTCTCTTTTCCAGCTCCTGTTTCTGTTTATCAGAAGGCGGTGCCATCTCCCACCCAAAAGCCGGGACATAACCGGACAGGTCTTCCGCCTGTATGCTCATCTCAAACTGTAATGGATCCACCAGTTTCTTCTTTCTGGTACGCATCTCCTGGAGCTGTTTTGCCAGGGATTCTTCCCTTTCTGCGATCACATCTTCCGATGCTTTTCTCTCAGCCTCTTCCAGATCCATAGGGCACCCGGCTGTTCCTTCCAGGTTCTCCGTCATCTTCCGGGCTACTTCCTTCTTCTCACAGATCAGGTCCGCCGTATGCCAGAGGAAATCCAAGAGCAATAGATGGCTCTTTCCTTCACACAGTCTGGTCCCGCGTCCTACCATCTGGCTGTAAAGGCTGCGCACCTTTGTTGGACGCAGCACGATCACACAATCAACGGACGGGCAGTCCCAGCCTTCCGTCAGCAGCATGGAATTGCACAGGACGTTGTATTCTCCTTTATCAAAGGTTTCCAGGACTTCTGCGCGGTCTTTGCTCTCACCATTGACTTCCGCAGCTTTAAATCCCTTTTCATTCAGAATCTCTTTGAACTTCTGGCTGGTCTTTACCAGTGGAAGGAACACGACCGTCTTTCGGTCCCTGCAGTATTTCATCATCTCGTCCGCGATCTGGTGCAGATACGGATCCAGGGCTGTTGCAATGTCACCGGCTTTAAAATCACCGGACTGGATGGATACCCCGGACAGATCCAGCTGCAGCGGGATCGTCATGGCCTTGATTGGGGATAGATAACCCTCCCGGATCGCTTTCGGAAGGGTATATTCATAAGCCAGGCTCTCAAAAAATTCTCCCAGGTTACGCATATCTCCACGGTCAGGCGTTGCAGTCACTCCCAGTACTTTTGCAGACGGGAAATGCTGCAGCACCTTCTGGTATCCGTCTGATATGCAGTGATGGGCCTCATCAATGATGATCACATTGAAATAATCCTCTGAAAACTGGGACAGGCGTTTTTCACGCTGCATGGACTGTACAGAGCCTACTGTGATCCGGAACCAGCTCCCCAGACAGGTCTGCTCTGCTTTTTCTGTCGCACATCCCAGGTTCGTGCTCTTCTTGATCTTATCCGCAGCCTGTTCCAGGAGTTCGCCCCGGTGCGCCAGGATCAGTACCCTGTATCCTTGACGCACACAGTCTTCTGCGACTTTTGCAAACACGATGGTCTTTCCGCAGCCGGTCGGCAGTACCAAAAGGGTCTTAAATGCACCCTTATCCCACTGCTCAAATACGGCTGCTTTCGCTTCTGCCTGATACGGTCTCAATTCCATTTAGAACACACCCGCCTTAAACTGCTTTGGTTCATACTCCAGATAACGGCTGACACGGTTATTCCTGCGCTTATTGCCGTTCTTGTCCACATATTCATTGATCATGACTTCCACCTTGCCGGTAGAGCATGGCACTTCATTCCAGTTAGGCCGCAGTGCTTCCCCTTTCTTCTTCTGTCCAATGCATAAGAAGAACTGGCTCAGTCTCCACTCTGCCTTTGAGTTCAGGTACAGGCTGTCAAATACATGGTGTTCCTTGCCGTCCTTATCCTTGATCAGAAGGTCCAGGTTCGCCATGTTACAGGGTGCCATCTTCTCGCTTCCTCCGAAATGGGCGCGTTCCATGGATGCCACTGTAAATTCATAAGTTCCTTCCGGAAGGGGCTCGAACTCAGTCCCTTCATTCTCGATCGCATCATCCTAGCCGATCTCTTTTCCTAAATCTGCCATTTCTTTCATCCTCCTCATTAATTAAATACTAAAGAATCCTTTTCTTTCATTTCCCTGATCGCCGCATACACCTGGTCCCAGGCACCTACCAGAACGCCGTCCACAAAGCCCGGATTGACCTCTTCATACATGTAAAGGGGCGTATCCACCGGTACATATCCCTTGGCTTCACATACGTTCTGTATATCCCATTCGCACACATCATTGGCGATCATCAGGTCCCGCAGTCTCTTTGGGAGACGTGGATCCAGTGCCGATCTTCCATCCGGCTTTACATCCCCTTTGCTGCCCTCCACAGGCGCAATGCCTTTCTTTTCTTCTGCAGGTTTTTCATTGCCCTTGTTACTACTGGCTGTCTCCGGATGTTTTACCGTTTCTGCCGGTCTGACAGGTGGTGCTGGCTGTGTCTCCTGTACAGGGCCTGGCTGTTTTACCTCCTGCCTCTCCTCTGCCCGGGCTGTTCCCGGTTCCAGGATCTGCCGGATGCTCTCATATGTAAAAGGCACTTCATCCGGAAGGCTGTAGCGGTTCTTTGCATCCCAGCAGCTGTGGTGGGTGGTATACATGACACGTTTTCCGCCCTGGGCTTTATTCTTTCCCTTCTGGACTCCCTGGCCGTCCACGTTCACCACCATGGTCTTGTAATTCGCAAACAGTACCATATCCGCCCACTCTTTTACCATGGGCGCTACTCCTTTACTCAGCTTCATCTCCCAGCGGTCATAGGCTCCCAGCTCATCCGGCTGTTCAAACTTGCGCATCTTTGCATGGGCTGTAAGGACCACGTTCACGCCTGCCTTGACCACTTCCGTAAGCAGGTTTAAAAGGCGTCCGAACTCTTCCTGGACATAGGTATACCCTTTTCCATATCCAAACTCCTCAATGCTGCTCTTGTGGTTCTTATCACATATCTGGGAAATGCAGAGCATCTCAGCCCAGTCCGCCGTATCAATGACCAGGGTCTTGCAGATATCCGGATGGTTCTTTACATACATGACCTGCTCCATGAGCATCATCCAGCTGCTTGGCTCTTTGGTACGTGCGATATCCATATCCCTGGTGGAACCTTCTGTATCAATGAACAGCGGATCCGGGAAGCAGGAAGCCAGTGTAGACTTCCCGATCCCTTCCGGACCGTAGATCACGGTCTTCTTTGCTCCCGGCTGTTTTCCTCTGATAATCTCCATTTATAAACATACCTTCTTTCTTTTATTAGTAGCCTAAATTTTCATTGTGACCCATCTGCAATTTTCAGGAGAGTAGGGTCCGTCAACATTTATCCTGTCTATGGTACAAGTCCCTCTTGGGGCATTTTCATCATAGCCATTGCTCATTGCCCACTTGCGAAATACTGCGTAATCATGTCGCCATTCAGGGCAAATGTATATCCCTCTCCCACCATAATCCTGATATCGATTATGTGAAGGATAATAGCAACGATCTATCATTCCTCTCCATATTCTGAATAAACGTTCTTTAGTTCCACCATGTGTTCGCCTGTTATGCTGACTGTCTGCCCATTCACGCTGCAGACATCCACATGATTTTTGTCCACTGCTTCTTAATGATTTCCCATTGACTATTACCGTTTTCCCGCAGTCACATATACATTTCCAGTAAATATCCCCCTGAGAACTTCTCTTTGATGTCACTTGTATTACTGTCAGTCTGCCAAAGCGTTTACCTGTCAAATCTATCGGCTGCCCCATTAAAACACACCGGCTTTCCAATCTTTTTGCAACGGTCTGCTTTCTTCCACACCTGCCGTTGCATTTCCTTCCATGTCATATGAATAACCATCACTTATCACAATGCTGCACTCGTCCCCCGTAGATACCCTGGTAGCGATTGCCTGGAGACCTTCTGCCTCCAGCCACTTTCCAAACTCCTGAAGGGTATGCAGGTCCATCTGTTCCAGCTTGTCCATGAGCACAAAGCCACAGTTCGGATTTAACCGGCGTACGATCGCGGTAGATACCTTAAGCTGTTCGGATCCGGACATGTTGTCCCATTTCTGACCATTGTAGACCAGTTCCCCATCCTCAACCATCAGTCCTGGAAGCGGCAGATCTGCTTTCTTTAACAGTTCCAGCTTTTTATCCCGTACCTCCTGGATCTTTCCGGTCAGTGCATTGTACTGTTCCCGGTATCCCCTGGCATCTTCTTCTGCCTTGTCTTTGTCCAGGTTGGCCCGTACTTTCCGGTTGGTCTCTTCCACTTCTGCAATGTTTCGTTCCAGTTCTGCGGTAGACTCATCCTGCAGGTTCTCACTGGTCGACCGGGCGATCTTAAGATCCGCTTCCAGCTCTGCCTGCTTCCTTAAAAGCTCCTGGATCTGATCCGTGACACGCTGCATCTCCTGCTCCAGCTGGTGGCGTCTTTCACGCTTTCTCTGGTTTTCCCCGTTCTGTGCCAGGATCTCCTGCTGTTTGCGGATCAGTTCCGCTGCTGAGACTGGGACTGTTGGGACATCCGGATAATAAGGCTGTTCTTTTGCATACTTCTCTTTCTGGTCTGCCGTGCGCCCCACATAGGTACGCTCACTGTAAAGTTCCTTTTCTTCCTTTTCCAACTGGGCCAGCTGTTCTCCCACACCGATGATGTTTAACAGGATACCTGCCTTTTCCTTGTCAGAAGCCTCCATAAATTTCGGAAGATCCAGTGCCAGCTGTTCCACAAACTCATTCAAAAGCTGCTGCCCGGCCTTCTGTCCCTGTGGATCTGTTACCTTTAACGTGCTGTTCTTACCCTTGCGTTCCACTACCAGACCATTGCTCATGACTATATGAAGGTTTAGCGGGATCACAGAGCCTTCCCTCTGAGCCTGGGACGGACGGTATTTGTCCCCGCCTAAAGCCCAGGCGATCGCATCCAGGACAGAGGTCTTGCCCTGGTTGTTGTTTCCACCAATGATCGTAAGCCCATTTGCTGTCGGTTCGATCTTTACTGCCTTTACACGCTTGACGTTCTCAATCTCAAGCTTGTTAATTTTCATTGCCATCTTGCATTTCTCCTTCTCCCTCCGTATAATGAGGGTGTAAAATGTTTTTATTACCGGACCTTCCGCAGTTGCCGCTGCCTGGGTCCTTTTTTATGTAATCTCTGCATGCCTGTAAGCGGCTTCTCTCCATGCACCGGTTCTTCCTGATGCAGGTACCGCACTGGTCTTCCCATACAGCCATCACAGCACCTGGACCGCAAGCGCAGCCCCAAGCATCATGAAGACTATCACCCACATGCCACCGGCTATAAATGTCTCCGTGATGCCTACCCAGTCCACAGTTTTCTTCTTTGGCCTGGTTGCCTGTACTGCCACATAGGACAGTTCCATGCCGGTCTGGCCGTCATAGTTCTTAATCTTTGCCATTACTTCTCTCTCCTTTCCAAGCTCTATTCATATCCTGGCACACTGGATCCGGTAATCTGCTTTAACTTCTCCGGATAGATCTTGTACCGCCAGGTCTTAGTCCCTGTCTTTTGGGGACTTAATACCATTCCCAGGTCCATACTTCCATTGCGCATGTACTTTCTTACGGCCGCTGCCGACAGCCCCAGGAACGGAGCTGCATCTTCTGGTGAAAGATATCGTTTTTCCATGTAAACACCTCCTACTCCAACAGCTTCTCAATGGGTAAATGAGAACCGTTAATATACTTGTCTCCCTTATCTCCCTAGTGCTATACTTTTCTTACAGGCATTCCAGCGCCAAGTACATATACAAAGGAGTTTTTATGGTTCTTTCAAATATCACATTAAC